CTTTAGTTTTGTCATTTTACAGGGTACCTCGCTTGTAGTGGTTTTGCATATGCTTGTGCATTATCGGAAATTCTTTGCATATCGTATATAGCACAGAACTTCATAAGACGCAAGCCAACCTGTGAAATATTCTTAGGTTGTGCATTTTCGTTAATAGTGTTAAAAATCTTTTCTTTAATATTCTCAGGTTGTGCAGTTAAGTCACATAGTGTAACATTACGTTGATAGTCATCTAGTACACGATGCTCGTTACCTTCATGATCAGTCCAACGTTGTAGCATCAAGTTATTCCAGTTATAGCCTTTAGTACCTTTATCTTCGTATGCTTCTAGTAAGCCTACTTTGTTCTTAGTACCTTTTTTACGTACACCTGGGTATGCACTAAACACGTTATCACTTGTGTCGCCTCGCATACACTTTTCAAATAGCATATAGTCAGGTTGTGGAGCAGGCTTTTCTAAGCCAGTCTTTTTATCAATAACAGGTTGCTTTTTCTTATCATCAAAGTAACCTTCATGTGTAATAATTGTATTGCTAACACCATTGTATTGTGATACATTAGGTGCAATTAATTGTGCAAAGTCACCATCAGTACTAATAATAACATGCTCATCATCTGGGTGTGCTTGTGTCCAACCTGCAATCAAGTCATCTGCTTCTAGTTCAGGATGTTGCATTACAGTACAATTAGTCTTTGTAGTTACAAAGTCTTTAAATGCATCAAACGTTTCCCAAAAGATCTTTTCTTCTTCTGCTTGACTAGGGCTAAGTGCATCACGACTTTCTTGTCTATTACGTTTGTAAGGCTCGTAATAATCTTTACGCCAACTACGACCTTCTAAACAAAATACAATATGATCAGCTTCAAAGTCTTCCCATGCTTTCTTAATACTATTAAGTGTAATATGGAAAGCCATACCTACCTTAGTATCTAAGTCGCCACGTACTACATGCCGAGCTCGAAAGAAAGTGTTTGCTGTATCTACTAGTACATATTTCATATTACCGTCCAAATCTATTATATTGTATGTATATTATACAACGAACTGCCACACAAGTCAACCTAAATCTAAATAATTTGAGCAACCAGTTTTGTGTTGTCATCTGCTTGACCCCAACTGTCTACAGTAGCACCAGGTCCAATATCAGTTAAATCACGTTTAACAAACAGTTCAAGTTGTGAGTTTTGGTGCATTGCAGTTGCACCTACTTCTTTTTCACTTAGGATACATACTCCATAGTGAAAGCCTGTATATACAATTTTAGTAATATTATTTTTATTACAGTATTTGATTAAGGCTTGTCTTTGATTCATTTGTTTCCATTTAGAGAAGTTAGCTATTGGATCCTTCTCTTTGTTACAAACTATAAATTTATGTTTACAATCTTTAAGATAGTAATCAATCTTTTGGCTTGTTCGTATCATCTCATGTGGTAGCCATGGCCACATAGTATCTTCTTCCCAACCCATATTACGGTGTGGGTGCATAACTAACCAAACTGCTTGGTCTTGCAATGTAGCTAATTGTCCTTGAGCTTTTTTAACTTGCTTCACTTTTACCATCTTCTCTAGAAACAATTTTGATATGTCCAGCATCTCTTTGCGGATCATGTCCTTGTTCTGTTAAGATAGTTCGAGCAACATCTTTAAACCAACTGTCTACAATAGCTTCATTAGTTTCGCCTGTGTAACCAGCATCAAGTAGTTGTTCAATAAACTCGTTATTCCAATCGAGCTCAAAGAACCCGTTCTTAATATCTTTTGGATTAACTTGTGTATCTAATACTGCTACCCAAGGCTTCTTAGCTTTAGTCGCCGCTTCTTTTTCTTGTTCTAATAGTGTTCTTGAATTAGGCTCGCCTGTAACAGGTTCCTTTTTCTTAAACACATTTTTTAGTTTATCTAGCATTGTGTTTCCTTATAGTAGACCCTTTTCTCTTAATTGTTCATCAAGAGGTTTAGTGTCCTTTGTTGTATTTTCTTCTTGTCCTATTCTAGCCTTAATCAATTTATCAAGTTCCCCAGGCATTTCCGAATAAGCTGATGTGGAGTCTTGGAGTGAATCTCCATCCTTTTGCCATACAGGCTTCCGCCACGTCTTTAACATTGAGGGAATATTCTTCACTGCGTCCACCCAACGGCATAAGATATACTGGACATTGTACCCCGGCACCTTGGTAAGCCTCCACAGCTCTTTCAACTTCATCAAAGTCGTTTTGAGTAGCGACAACAAACTTGAGATACATGTCACTATCAATAACAGTATTATACTGCTCAGCCACATCAGGCTTAATAGCAGTATCCCAAGGTTCTCCACTAACACTAAGTTTTGGGGAACAAGACCAAGTGACTTGGATTCGATCTTGATCGTTGAGATAGTTGAAGAAATCGTCGTGTAAAATTTGTGTAGTGTTTGTTTCAAATGTAACATTTTTTAAGTCCTGCATACGTGGATGCTCGAATAGTTCGATATATAACCGTTGCCACGCTAGTAACGGTTCCCCTCCAGTTAATATTAAATGAACGTCTTGACCATTATCTTGTACCCACTTACCATTAGGTGTGAGTGAAAGTAAATGTTCAACAACGTCATCAACTTCAGCTAGTTTGTTGAAGTGTTTAAATTCAGGATAGATACTTGCATAAGTATCACAACCTGTATGTATAATAGGTAAGTCATTAAACTCTTTTGTAGTTTCGTGGACACCTTGATTAATAAGTTCCAGTACTTCTGCGTTATGTTTCTTACCTGCTTTATGTTGTTCCCAACGATCACGTTTCTCGTCAGTACCAAAGTTCATGCAACGAAAGTTACAACCAAAGGTACGTAAAAATACACTAGGTACTCCTACAAACTTACCTTCACCTTGTACACTATAAAATGCTTCTGAGTATCTAAGTTTAGCTGGCATTATAGTTCCTCTGCAATCCCTAATAGTTCAGCAACAAGTAAACCACCTGCTAACCAAACAATACTTCCTGTAAATAATGCTACTACACAACCTGCAATACGAATTGCACTTTTTACAAGACTAATATAAAAATGTTTCTTACTTGGATCCTTAGGTTCAGGTGCTCCAGGCATTATAACTCTTTCTGGAATGGGACTCATTGTACCACCCGCATTAATGGTTCACTTGTCATTGAATCGTGATAGTCTTCGTTATAAAATCTACGAGTAGTTATTTCTTTAGTTAACATACCGTCTTTGACACGATACGTAATAAACTCTTGTTTGATAACGCCTGTTAAATCTTTCATGCCATCTACTGTAGCTGACTTTAATGGTCCATCACTCATTTCGCATACTCCTGTTGTAATTTAATATTGTCCATAAACTCTTTCTTAGTACCTGCATCATCTTTAAATGCACCTTTAAGAACAGTTGTTTGTGTAAGACTACTATGTGCCTTTACACCTCTGTTTTCAACACAACCATGTGTTGCTTGGACATAAACACCTAAGTGTTCTGCACCCGTTGCCTTTTGAATTTCACGAGCAATGTCGTTTGCTAATTCTTCTTGCAACGTACCTCGCATAGCACACCATTGTGCAATACGTGTATACTTACTTAAACCAATCAATTTATCTGCGGCAATAATACCTATGTATGCAACACCTCTAACAATCTGATGATGATGTGAACACATACTTGTAAGTTCACTACGTACTACTAGCATACCTTCATAACGTGATGCACTATCATTAGGAAATGCAGTTGCGGCTGGAATAGGTTCATAACGTCCTGCCATTAGTTCTTTGATATACATCTTAGCAAGACGTTTACCAGTTCCCATACTGTTAGGATCGTTATGCCTATCAATTACAAGTGCATCAAGTACACTTTCAAATGCTACAGTCGCTTCTTCAATTAGTGCGTCAGTATCACCTTCTTGTAATACCTCACTAATGTTATCGCCTGCCCAATGACGAATGTTTGCGTCTTGCAAACGGGCTTTGATCTGGTCACTTTTACTCATTTATTTCTCCGATGTTAAGGCAGTGGATTGCCAAATTTATATATATTATATACTTTATTTAGGTCTTTGTCAATGACTTTAAGCACCAAAATGTTTATCTAACATTTCAAGTCTGTCATTAGCAGTAGCCATTTTATCTAATTCTTTTTGAATAGTTTCGATAATATCACTATGCTCGCCAATTCCAACTACCTGTTGCATATAAACCTCTATGTTAGCCTTATGCAATTCAATCTCCGCTTCTGCGTGTTTCCTTGCCGCATTTACCATAATTTGTTTCAACATAAAATTCCTTTCTAAAATTGTGACGGCAAATATTCTGTAGCAATCATCTTATGAATCATTTCATTAAAATGCTCGCCATCTACAGTATGGTTGCCTACGTTGATGTCTTTTTGTTGAAGAAACCAATCTTCAACGGTCGTCTTTGCTACTTGGATATAATTGAAATCAAAAAATTCTTTATTCATTTCTTTTGGTATCCATGTCCAACTGTTTAGTCCAAACAGTTTTACTTTCGCACCGTTATTACGGCACAACTCTTGTATAATATATATCTCCTTAAACCACTCACGTTGTGCTTTAAGGCTCATAACTTCCATCCATGTTTTTACAGTCATGTAAGATTCTGATCTAAGATCAGGCTTTGCTAATTTAAAGTCTGGATCGTACATTGTTTTAAAAGGTACTTCTTTTTGAAAGTCCATTGGCCAAACTTGCATTGGTATGTCATTAACACTACCGTCATTTGTTTGATTAGCAGGATACCAACAGTCAATACGTCCTTTTGTAAGTTCTTTAACATACGTTGCATCTAGTGGTACAATGTTTTCGTAGTGTGTAGGAAACTGAATACTTAACCTAAAACGATTCCAGTAAGTCATTTGTACAACAACTTCTTTAATATCATCGTATGTTTTAAATAAATGACTTAACCATTCTGAATAAGTCCACCAACCGTTTTGCGGATTAGCAAATATAACACCGTCAGCATCTTTACTATTAATATAATGTTCAGCCCAGTTGTTATTATTCCACTTACCACTATAAGGCCAGTGTTCTTGTGTCATATCTTCTTTTGCTTCGGGCATATCATCAACATGATATCCACTTGTATGACTACAACCTATAGCGGCAATTCTCATGAATAAAATCTCTCTCGCATTGCTAAGTCTTCATCTTTATTATAACTTTGTTTTGTAGGAAGAACACCGCGAACACCACCTTGTGGATCGTCCATGTCTCCGTCACGTCTAAAAATTAAATGTACATGCGGATACATACAAGTTTGTCCTGCACTCTTTCCCATATTAATTCCCATGTTGTAACCTGTAATATCAGTTCTTTCACTTACAACATTTTCGTAACCCATAGTAACACCGTAGTTAAAACATTTCATAATAGCTTCGTGTGTGTTCTCACGTGGTACAATAAGTGTATGTCCTTCAGTAACAGGGTACTTGTCTTTATACACAACAAAATCTCTTGTACTAATCTCAACATCACTCCAAGGTGCTCTACCATCTGCTTGGGCTTGTTCTAAAGTATCAATTTTCATTTTACACTCCAATCACTTTTATTTTCAATAGCATATCTGCAACCATGAATATAGTCTTTATCTTCATCTTGCATAGCACTCCAAAACTTTGTTATCGTTTTAATGTGTTCTTCTACAACTGCTGGACGTTTAAGGTGATAGTTTTCTTCCATCCAACCTTGTAAGATATCCATACGTTGTTTAATTTTACGCTCGGTAGCATATTTTAAATTATATTCAGTCATTTAATTTTGGTAACCTTTTAATTAGCTTACGTGGTCTTAGCTTTAGAGCTCTATTCATTAAGTTAATTATACCACCTTTTTTAAAGTTTGTCAAGAATCTCTTACGATCTAATTCATCAATTAGTTCTTTTGTAAGTATACATTCCTCTAGACCGATCTTATTTGTCAAGTTAGGCGTTGTAAACTTAATGTAGCATAACGGGTCACCACGCTTAATAGACAGCTTAGAGCGTGTATTAGCGAATATAAAGCCCCAACTAATAGTTCTTATCCACTTGTGTATATTAAAAGAACCACCAACAACTTCTCCTGGGAACTTTTCGTTATGCATAAATGGTGGTAGTATTTCCATTAAGCACGGTTCGTCTGCAACAAACAAATAGTTTAAATTAAATTGGAACAATGGCTTTTTAACATCGTGCATATCTTCTTTAGGGTGTATAGTAAACAAGTTTTGTAATTGCTGTTCATCGACTTC